ATTAACTCCTGGTGTATGGGATATTTATGCGAGCTTCTCTTCCTGATTAAATTGGTACCCGTACTTATTGATTATACCACCATCCTTGGCTGCAACCAACGCCGCGAGCTCAAAATCGTAGTGGTCTTGATAAGGGAACTTTTGCTTACGCACACGCTCAGCCTGGCCGTGCAAAACGTATTCTATGTATTCTGGGGTTAGATCAACACACTGTCCTGTAATGCGGAGGAAGTCTTCGGTGAAGTTCTCCATCTTACCAACCTTGACAGAGTCCGCTGGTTCTGGTTTGAAGATTCCATACAACACACTTCTAAACCACCACGTGAAGTATCCAGCACCAAAATCCTTTGCATAATGCGCATAGTTGTATGGACACATAAACCCTTTGCACAGATCTCCTTGACCCAATGGTTTATATGCGGCTTCCATCATCCGTATCCGACGATTACTCCCCTCTGTGCCATCATCAATAGTGAGTAGCCGCTTGATGGTGTCGGTGAAATACAACGGACTCGATGGTTCCAAACCGTGTGTGAAAACGAAACGTGTTGGTGCATCGCCTATCTGCATCGCCCAGCTAAGCCACGATGGATACCACGACCACGGATTGCGGACAAATCCTATTCTGGGTAGGTCACGATATTCATCAGGCAAAAACTGCACATGCTTATGATACGTGTTGTGATATCGCTTGAGATGCATGCCCTTCATGCCTCTCGACATAGCGGGCAATAGCTTCCTCATAACAGTAGTGCCTGCTGTCTTTGGCACGTGTAGAAAGACGAACTTGTCGGTGATATACATGACTTTATTTAGCGCAACAAAAAAGGGGGCCGAAGCCCCCTTTTTCGTAGATCGTCAGATCTCTTACACACCTGCGACACCCGTCACGATAACTGTGACTGCTGCAGCGGAGCTGAGCGTTACAGTTAGGTTGTTGGCATCTGTCATCGTGATCGACTGAGGAATGATTACCTGATCGGAACCATCAACAACCGTTACGTTGACGTACTGCTGGCCGAGACCGTGGTTGATTACGTGAGACGTTGCCGAAGCAGAGGACTCGACGTAGTGGAACGGTACGTTGCGGAAGTCGGAATTACCGCTATCCCACACCAGTGCCTCACCAGCTGCTGGAGTGGTGGTCGTCACATCGGTCAGATCGTTGACGGAAGCGGCCAGATCGATCGTAACCGTATCTGTCGCACCAGCCGTCGTGTCGATACCTGTACCACCTGCGATGGTTAGAGTATCGGTACCAGTTACGATCGTCTGTGGTGTACCAGCATCGCCAGCAACTGTCAGGTTGCTTGCCGTACCGGTCAGACCACCCTGGGCGTTGAGCATGGACACCATTTGTGCTGGTGTGAAGTTAGCCCAACGCTCGCTGCCGACATCCCAACGAGCAAACACTGCACCCGCTTCCTGGATGTTGACATCCGCATACCAAGATTGACCTGTGATCGTCTGGAGAGAACCACCCTCATCCGCATACTTGGCGTTCGCAACCCACTCGCCGAATCCACGCATACCCGTTGATGCGATGAGCGAGTCGGACCAAACTGCTACCCACTGCTGATCATATGGATCCCATGCGAGTACCTGTCCACCGCGCTGGTGGCCTACGCCAACATAGCCTGCCCATGGCGCGCGGCGCTCGCCATGGGGGTTCGATGGATATGGACCAAGAAGATCCTGTGTCCACGTGCCTTCACCACCAGCACCAATACGATCGTAGATCGAATCGAAGTTGACGGCGCCCGCCCCTTTGAAGAACTCGTATACGTCATTCAGGTCACCTAGCGCTGCGTTCAGATCGATCGTGATCGTTGCAGTACCAGCATTACCTTCAACCGTCAGAGTCGTGGAGTCGATGTTCAGTGTGTCGTCTGTACCCGTTAGGATGATGTCATCACCCGACACAGGAGCAAACGTTAGCGAGATGCTCTCCTGAACACCAACTGGGTTCAGTTCAACGAAGCCTGCTGTTACAACGAAGTCGGTATCGTTGAAGCTAGCTGTACCTTCTGTTGCAGAGCCTGCTGTCGCAGCCGCTGTTGCTGTCGCGATGTCGAACTCAACGGTGACCGGACCTGTGCCAGTCACATCGGTCGACAGTGCCGAACCAGTTGCGCTGGTGAAGTTAACCGTTTGACCTGGAAGGACGAACGCGGAGGAACCAGCGTCACCAGCAAACGTTGTCGTCTGAACAAGCAGACCAGTAGCGTTCTGGATCAGACCGCCGCCGCTAGCCAGGAGTAGGTGCAGCTGACCAGCTGCTGTCGTAGAGCGTGTTGAACCGTCTTCCGTTAGGACGATTGCACCCGTGGTGGAATCAAACAGCTCGATACCAACCTCGTCGGTTGGAAGCTCGAAGATACCAGCACCAAGGTTGACGTTCAGAGTTGTACCAGTTGCGGACAGACCGACACCTGGGATAACCGAACCAGAACCAGAGAACTGAACAGGATCGATATCATCAGTACCAACTGTGAATGTGCTGATGTCGTCAACCGTTAGAACCCAACCTGTATCGGCATATACCGTACCTTCGTTGACGAATGTGAACGAAGATGGGATCTCGTCGTCTTCGTCGCACAGACCGCAACGCGTCAGAACCGTTGGGTTAGAACCGTCACCGAGTGCTGTTACGACGTAGATACCGTTTTCTGCTGCATTTGTACGACCAGCAACAAGAACACGCTCATCAAGTGTGGTTGTTACACCGTCGATTGTACCAGCAGCGCCGTTAGCGTCACGTGTTAGAGTTGCGCCAACACCGGAGACGCCGTTGTCGTATGTCCACGCACCACCAACGCTATCGATGCCGTTGGAGTCAGCGTATGCTGTAACAGCAGCCTTGATCTTCAGACCTGTGACAACGTTATCAACGTACGTCTTGTTTGCTGCGTCCGTGCCGTTGATTGGCTCAGCGACGTTGAGGATGAAGTTGCCATCCATGTCAAGGTTGCCGGTCATTGCATCGCCAGCTTTCTCAACCCAGATGTCGTTTGTGCCGCCAGCCGAAAGGCCTAGAGCTGTAACAACAGGGTTAGCTAGGACTGTACCGTCACCAGACAGAGCTTCCCAACGGTTGTCGGTAGCACCATCGTAGACTAGGAAGTCGTTGTTAGTAGGAGCCGAGGAAACAGCCGCGTCAACGTCTGCGTGATCGCCGAGTTCCTGTGTACCGCTTGCTGTGTCGATAGCGTCGTCAACATACTTCTTGTTAGGAACGTCATCGTCGTCCAGAACAAGCGTCTCGTAGTCGGTCGTGCCAACAACGCTCAGCGTACCGTCGTCTTCGATCAGTAGGCGCTGTACGCCGCCTGCTGCGAAAGCAAGTTCGTTAGCAACTGGCTGATACAGACCTGTGTCTGCGTCGCCCGCAAACTGGAGGCTAGGAACTGCTGCCGAACCAACTGGTACGATAACTTCCTGTGTAGACGTAACACTGCCAGCAGCAACTGTCAGAACAGCCGTGCCGCCAACCGAAAGACCTAGCGTATCTGCTGCGCCTGAGAATAGACCAGTGTTCAGATCACCTGCAAAGGTAAACGAAGGAGCAGCTGCCGAACCACCCGTGTTCTCGATAACAGCACCAGACATGATGAGGTTGCCCGTCATCGTGTCGCCTGCTTTCTCTACCCAGATGTCACCTGTACCGCCAGCGATAAGACCCAGAGCCGTACGAGCTTCGGAAGGTGTGAAGTCTTGCCACTCACCTGGTGTTGTGTTGTAGACAAGGAAGTTGTTGTTTGTTGGCGATGGGACGTTTACGTCACCGATCTCATCGAGAGAGGTAACGGAGGATGCCGTAATCGCGTCATCAACATACTTCTTGTTAGGAATGTCGTTCTCTTCCGTAACGAGAGCTGCGTAACCAGTGTCAAGACCACCACCATCAACGGCTAGAGAACCGTCAGAGTTGATGATCAGACGCTCTGTGCCACCAACCGCGAAACCAAGAGCTGCGTTAGTGTCGGCGGAGAACAGACCTGTGTCTGGATCGTTTACGAAGGCAAAAGAAGGTACACCTTCGTTACCGTCGCCTGCTAGGATTTCTTCGGAAGCGGTAACGCCACCTGTGACATCGACGCCTGTTGGTCCGAACGATGCGACCTGAGCGCCGGACGCCGCAATGCCAATCTCGTTTGCTGTGTCGCGGAACAGACCTGTGTCAGTGTCACCGCCCAGATAAATGCTTGGTGCTGCCGGAGTACCAGCAGCCGCTACGATATCACCCGAGAACGTTGCGTCAGCAGAGAACGTCTTAGCTCCAGAGATTGTTTGCGAACCTGTCTTTGTAACAAGGTTAGCTGTATCAGGAGTTGCATTCTCCCACGTTGAACCGTCAGCAGAGTAGAAAACATCACCTGCCGCTAGACCTGCTAGGTTGACATCTGTTAGCTCGCCAAGCGTGTCAACGCCTGCCGCAGCAGAGATAGCTGCGTCAAGTTGCGTCAGAGCGTCGACAAGAGAGTCTGTACCTGTCAGACCCGAGACGTTGCCGAGAGCGTTTAGAGACGCTTCGTTGAAGGTACCGTCGACGTTAACGAAACCAAGAGACGCTTGCGTGTCATCCAGCTCAGCCTGGATACCTGCCGCACCGCCACCTGTGCCGAAGTTCTGCCATGCAGTACCATCGTAGAAGTAGTACAGATTGTCGTCTGTGTTATAAACAATACGACCAGCGCCTGCTGCACCTGTCGCAGCACCGCCGTCTGCTGGTAGGCCGGATCCACCGACAGCACCAGCGATGCGCTCGATGAAAGCGTTCTTGATAGAGTTCGCTCCGCCATCGATCGCAAAAAATTCTAGATCACCATTGATTCTCATTAAAGGCTCCTTTGATCAAAAGTTAGTAGTTCAAGCTTGATTATGGGTATAATGTTATGTGTTGATAACTATTTATCAAGGGAGAACAAATTTCAGGGTATACGCGGAGACTCCGCGGTTTATGGGGCGGAAATTCTACGTACGCTTGTAGTTAGTTGTCGGATCATGTTGTTGAATGCAACAGGCTCGACGAGAGCGTTGCCGAGATCGTACTCGACTAGAAGATCAGCAGGCGCTTGTTCGAATACAAACGTCCCCTTGTTACCTTGTTTTTCAATTGTCAACATTTGCAGACCGTTGAGGCGCAAGTATGCAGCCAAAATAATGTCGCTTGTCTTAAACGTTTCGTTCACGTACTACCTCAAACCTCAAAGAATATAATGTGCGCTCGTCCCGAAACTGGTGTGCCAAAAGTGATGTCAATTGTGTTGATGTCGATGATGGAAATTTCGTCAGGTTGAATAACATCACCAGCAGTTGTGAACACTTGTACCAGTAGTAGGTCAGATCCCTGCCCGTGAGATATCGTCCAGACGTCTGTTGCAAGACCTTGGATATGCAGATAACCCTCCGCTGCTCCACCAAATCCTGGCGGGCCGCCCCCTGGTGATCCAAGTCCTGGGTTACGGGTTGCGACTAGCTCACCTGTTTCTTTATCTATGTGAATAGGTACTAAGTTAGCCATCGTTTATCCTTGGTACTTTATGAGTTGTTTGATATCTACATACATTGTGTTGGGAGTAACAACTCGACCAATCTCTTGAATAGAGAACTGCTGCGGTGGCGCTAGTACCAGCTGTCCTGTCACTCCAACGAACAACGGGTCGCCGGCATCCCCGTTAGAGAAATCTAGCAACGTTGAAGTGTATGTACCGCTAGTGATTACACGAACAACTTCCCCTGGCACCGCATCCTCGTTTACAACGCCGATTGCGGGAGCTCCTGGCTGTGTGTTAGAAGCAAGACCAACCTGGTTTGGTCCTTTCAGCGCTATTGCAGACCAGGCAGGAATGTTCTCGACAGCTGTTGCTGTGTTAAACAGAGCTTCGAGCTGGAACTCAGCTGATCCGGTAAATTGCGACGCAAGCGCGCTGGCTGTTGTCAAGAATCTGCGTTGGCGGAAGGGACCTTGACGCTGAACGGGTCTGTCGTTCTCATCGAAAACTATGAAGCCTGAGTTTGTTGGTGTCCAGAGACCTGCTTGCGATCCAATCCCAAATGCTTGAATGTTGGAGGTTGACCCAGCAGGAAGCTTTGCAACGAAGACACGTATAACACGAATCCATCTGTTGTTACTACGTAGCTTCTGTGTCGTTTCGTTCTTGTCAAACCAATGTTGACCATTAGCTGGATTAGGTGGTGCTCTAAAGCTTACAACAGGTTCGAGGGTTGTGCTGCCAAACGATCGGACGCCCGTCTGAGGATCAATGTCTACATAAAGCCAGTAGTCGATACCGTTAATGAATGGTCCGTTCCACGCTGAAGGTATAGTTTGGCGCTCTTCGAACGAGTAGTCCTCGGTACCATCTGCAAAGGTGCAGACGAACGGATCTGGCGATACAACGAGATCGACGTCGACGCCCGATCCTCTCAGGAATGTTGGCGTACCAGCCGTGTCAGTCTGATAGCGAAGCAGACCTTGTCGAAAATCTATGCGCATAGCAATCCCTATTCCAGTTCAGCGTATTTATCAAGGGTAAGCCTCTTAGTCGGGAACTATGAAGCCTGTCGGCGTATCATCTGTGATTGACTCGTTTGTCACGATCGCAGATCGATTGCTGACTGGGTCATAAGTTACCGAGGCAACCGTGTACGTCCCATTATTAGCCCCAGATGTGTATGGGCCGAAGGAACTGTATGGCGGTGCAAGGGCCAATATTACCTCAAAGGAAGCGACAAGGTCTGAACGAGCATCCCCTTCAACAACGAACGTATCGGTACCGCTATCGGCTCCAAGGATGAAGTATTGAAACAGTGGGGTCGTTCCAGTTGCATCGAGAGTCTGAATATCGAGCGACTCGACAAAGACAGGGCGGACCACCGTCATATCTGGCGACGGACAGTACGATGGTTCATCGTAACCGTATCCACCAAACACAAGCTGCCCATCCGTCAACAGGCCATCGGCCAATACGTTTGTGCTGCAGAATAGCTGTATCTCCGTTGCGCTTGTTATAAACGGTACGGCGATTTGATACCGTTGATTGAAATCTGGATTACCCGTTTCGTTTCTAATCTCAACAGCAAACCCTGCCTGGAAGTCATCGGGGTTGATGTTTGGTCCTGTGACAGTGATTAGATTTGCGGCAGCTGTGAACTCAACAGTATACGTTGGTGGTTCATATATCAGGAATGCACCCGTCGCTGTTGTGGTGTTGTCGACAGGAGCCGGTCCAACGAAATACTCTGTTGTGAAAGTCGTACCAACAGTGACAACCGTGCGGTCCGTTGCGGTATCATACACAGGCGGAGGGAAAGAAGCTGTGTACTGTACCGTCGGCTCTATTCCGTCAGGATCTCGTACTTCAAACACCGATCCCAGTGTTAATGATCCTGTAACGTCACCGACGATGAAGAGAAGGTTTGAGCCTGCCTGTGCGTGCGTGACAAGAAACTGGCTGCTTTGATCCCACCCGTCTCCCCATCCTCGTGGACACAGTTCGACAATCGACTCTAGATCGCCTGAATCGTCAGCCAGATCCGTATCAAACACGATACCAATGTTCGTCAACAGTTGTTCGGTGAACTCAACGTTCACCTCATCTTCGTGAACGTAGTTCACTAGGATCTCGAGGATCTTGGTGTGATATGGCTTCTGCGCTTGTACGAAATCTACAAGCCCTTGGATCGGATTAGCCATTTACGAGAGCCTCCGTTTGAAGTAGCTGGCTTCCCTCGAGAGTTACCCACGAGGTCTTGAATATGCCAGGATACTTATCCTTCGTTGATAGAGCGTCAAGCAGCACTTTGAAGAAGATGCGGTTGACAGCCTCTACGCTGAAGTTATTGTAGATGTTGTCGAAGAACGCGATCGTCCCACCTTCCGTTTCCGTCTCGTTTGCTTGGAAGAAACTGTTGACGTCTACTGGCGCAAAGTTGTTTGTCGGATCTTGAAGATCGTCAATCACTGTAGCGAGAGCTAGCTGTCCATTTACAAACGCTTGACCTTCATTCAATCCGTAACGTGTCTGTGTTCCGAACTCTGCGTCGTACGCCTCGCGAACGAAGGAGGGTACACGCACAACAGGATTGTCTAGCTTGCGACCAATGACCGATTCAGTGATTCGATCCCAATACTCCCGAGGAATCTTGAATGGTTGACCTTGTCTAACAAGTGTCCACTCTGCATGAAGAGTTTTTAGGTGTAGCGGGTCGCCTGTTCGTTCTGTGCGACCGCCACCTAGCGCCACTTGATCGGTCAACGGATTTGCCGGATCTGATCTTGTCATTAGTTCATCACGCAACGTGAAGTCGCGTGTAAATCGCATGACATAACGACCATTATCGTTGATCACGTTTGATAGTCCCTTGAACACCGTACGCGTGTATCGGAGCGGCAAGCTGCCCGCGGCTGGCTCAAGCCCTTCAGGGATGAGGTACGGTGTTGGAATCTGACGGAGTGTCTGCTCAGCAACTGCAAGAGATGGGTTGTTACCAACGCGTGCAGTCTTACCTCGCACCCAGAAGTAGTAGCGTTGTGTTGTGTTGCCAAACTCATCGATGATGTTGCGAACACTGTAGTTGTAGCCACGTCGGCGCTGTACCAGTCGTGGGCTTGGATCCGTCTCCGGATCGAACGCATCTTCTGGCTCTTCAGGCTCTTTCACAATAGACACACGATCCGCTTCGTTAGCAGCTGTGGAGATTGTCACCTGGCTAGCCACTACGACAACGCTTTCCGTGAACAGTCCATTGATGTATACATCAACGGTGTCGCCGTTGTTGATATCGTCGAGGCCTGAACCCGTAACTACCGAGAATGTAGTATACGGCGCCGAAGCTGAGATACGAGGCGTTTGTCTTTGTATGTTTCTTGGGATCTCAATCCAGTTATCATCAAACGGTGGAAGCATTGAGCCGCCCGCGGTTGTTGTGGTCAGATCAACTGGCTCACCGTCTTCTGTTGCCGATACGGTAATCGTCGTTGGACCTGCTCCTGAAGCGGTCAGAACGTAGTAGAACGTTGACTCACGAAGAGGTGCTGGCAGGCTGCCTGTGAAGGTCACCTTGTCGCCCACGGATACCGTACCAGAGACTGTGATCTCGTCAGTCGTGTCGTTTACTACTGTTATCGTCTGTGCTACTCGCGTGCGCACCTGGATGTCTGACTTCGCTGTACCTGACTTACGAACCCGAGGGTCGATCGAGATATCTACTGCCTCTACAGCAGCGATAGCATCATACTCCTCTGGTGGAACATCAGACTCAGTCCACTGATATAGTTCAATGTCCGCAAAGTCAGCAAGCTGACCCCAGCGACGGTAACGAAGTTCGCGATCTGGGAAGATTGCTTCGTCGTGATAAGGCACGTACTCGCGGGCTGCCGTATTCCACCACACACGACCAACTTCTTGTTCACGCCACGGGCTATCGTCATTCTTGCTGGCAATGGTTGCAGCGTTGTACGTTGCCGGATCTGTGTCCGATTCGAATGTAACAACGTTCTCGGCAATCGTGTAGTGGTAGCCACGTCGAGGATCCCAGAACGGAACATCGGTCACTACCAGTTCATCCACCGTATCAATGACTTTAGCCGGGTTCTGCGCATCCCTGTTTGGATTGACCGCATACATGCGGAACTCTTCGCCTGGGCCGAGAAGTGTGGCAGGATCGACAGAGAATACGATGTGTTGACTATTGAACACCTCATAGGTTGGTGGCGTTACAAGTGTACCAGCACCGCTACTATCTACAAGAATCAGTCTGACGTCGTCGAAGAACACTTCTTCGTCGAAGCGAACATACCACCGGCCGTCATCACCTGGATCGCCGCCAGCAGAAGCTGCTGTAAACACATGAACATCGGTAATGTCAGCATCAAGATAGAACGTGTCGCCATTGTCCGATAGCTTCGCAGCCTGATCCGGTTGGTCCGCCCAACGATCTTGATCGGATAAGAAAACACCTTCGAACGTTGGCTCGGTGTCTGCGACACGATCCTGTGATGGATCAAGGAAATCGATTCTCGTGTCCGCGCGGAGAGCATCTCTCTGAGTTAGATTCAGGCTGATATACTCTTGCTCAGCTGACGATCCAAACTCAGCGACCTTGAATGCCCACACTTCATCAACTTCAGCTTGCGCAAACGTCTCAGAGTTAGCAAACGCATCGAGGCCCAGTGTTGATCCTTTAGAAGCAATGAACCCACGCCAGAACGCGAACTGCGACTTAGCATTGAGGTTGAGTTCCGTTAGGTACTCCTGCGTACCGGCGCCGGCGTAACCGAGAGACCTACGACCTTCAGTAATGATCTTCGACGCCTCGAGCGCTCTGTATGTGTCATAAGCATTCTGTAGATCCAACACCGACGACTCAATGTTAGGTCTCAACTGCTCATCTGGTGTGAGGTAATAACCACCCACGACAGGACGTTGAGTGAACTCTTGCTGACGGAAGAACAACAACTCAAACCGTGCTGTGTTAAGCCCAACAAACTGATCGTAAATCAAGAAGCCTTCAACCGAGTTATCGTTGAACAGAATGATGTGCTCCGTGCCATCGATGAACAGATTGGCACTTGCAATGTGTCGGAAGTCACGAGTTGGATCTTGCTGTTGTGTTGGCAGCAGAGGGTTAGGCAGTTTGTTCTGTACATTGATTCTCGCTAGCTTGTCAAGTCGGAACACAGCGAGCTGTTCCGTTGTGAGCTGATCGCCGTTCTGATCCGTGATCAGCTGCACGCCACGAAGATCGGCTGCCGTCGTCTTCGAGATATCAGACAGAATGCCCTGTAGTGTACGCACCCAAAGGTTTGTGCGCGCTGGATTGATCTCGTACGAAGGAAGCGCAAACTTACCCTGTACATACTCGGTCAGATACAACGGACCTGAGCCGCCTGTAAGAAGGTCCACAGCGTTACCGAGCAACGCATCAGTCCGCGTGAGGGCTACTTGTACACGCGCTGGATCGTCGCCCATGATCAGGTAATATGGCGTGTTCGGTAGTAGTGGTGTTGGCACCATTCCGTTTAGAACACCAACACGAACCTTTTGACCAGTTACCCAACTTGGTACCGTCGACGAGAATACAAACTCGTCTGCAAGTGGGTCTACAGCGACCGGGTACGTTTCCGGTTGTGCCTGACGGAATGATCGTAGCCTGAAGATCGCATCGAGGAATCGTTCCGTTTCTGTCTCCCACGTGATTGGGCGCTGAAGATCAACATCAATCTCTTGGAACTCGTAGTTGAACTCGAAACCTTCTTCTTTCTCAAGTTCCGCGTAACCGTCGATAACGTTGATTAGGTTCTGGATACCACTGATCGCAACTGGAGGCTGAACTGTCAATACGCTGTCAGTATCAAGCACATAGTGCTTCCACTCACGATCTGTCGAACTGCCATCAAGAGCGATAAACTTGTATGCGATCTGTCCAACCTCAATCTTACCTATACCGGCGCTTGAGAAGTCAACAGGAATCCGCTCGAAGGCGTTGCGAGCTGTCGAAGCGAGCTGGAACTCAGTATCACTGATACGGATCACATAGTATGTTGTGTTTGCTTGGAACGGCGAAGGTAGTCCGACCGTTGAGGAGATTTCAACAGCATCGCCAGTCTCCCACGGAATTGAGCGATACTCAACCGTCAACACACCATCAACGGTTGGATCCGGTAGAGACGCGCCCGTCGAGATTAGTGTCACGTCGTTAGCAGAATCGTAGACAACATTCGTGGCTGTGTACACACCATTGTTACCTGTCGACTCGGTGATCATGAAATCGAGATTTTCCGAGAACGCTTCTACTTGGTTTCCTAGTATGGTAAACACGCCGCCCAATTGATCAATTGCCGTGACGTTATACTCGTAGATACCAAACACATTGGTGATTGTTCTTGCTCGCACAGGATAGTTACGTACATTGTAGTACGACAGCGTACGAGCTTCCGTTGCGAAAGTATCGAGCTGGAAGCGCCAAAGCGATTCGGTATCTTGACTGACGAGACGGTTAGGTACCGACAATACCTTGACGTTCAAAGCATCAAAGGTCAAGTTGTCGATACCTGGCGAGTTCTTCAGAAGGATGCGGTAGTCGCGAGCGTTCATCTCGAAGTTAGGTGTGTCGATCGTAAACGTACTCGTGTCAATCACCGAGCCAAACTGATACGCTAGAAGTGGATTCCAATTTGTCCACAGTGGTCTGAAGTTTGACGTGACGGTGTCAAACCCTGAAGCTCGATTGAAGTTTACGTACCACTGGTTTAGTCCTTGGAACTGAAGAAGTTCGTTTGTGTTGTAGATGTCTCCGTGGAAGCGCACGTCTTTGTGGCTGTATACTTGCTCGAGATCAGCGCTAATGTTGAGACCACCTACCTCGATGAACTCTTCACCGAATGTGCTGTGGAAGAAGCGCACGGGCTCCATACGGAAACCAACCGTGAGATCGTCGTACAGTCTCTGTGCGGTCTGTGACCATTCAAATTCAACCGGACCACCATCACCAAACGTATAGTCGGCACTCTGCGCAACGATTTCACCAAAAGTCTGGAAGGCAGAACGAACCGACGCTGATCCACCATTAGCGCTGAAGTCCCAGTAAGGTGGGAACACGTCATCTGGGCCGTACCCATCAAGTGTTACATCATCGATGTTGACGGAAACATAAGCGTACTGTTCTGGCACATCCAGGGCAGATCCTGTACCTACGCCTACACCATCTGGTAGCGGACGGCCTACAGGAACAGCGCCGATTCGAATGTTCTGCCACATACCTGTCGTTGTAGCGTGGTTGTAGATCCAGCGGCGAGTGCCTGTCGTATCGAGATACTCTTCATCCCACCACTCTGGTTTTTCTTCGTAGCCTTGTAGACGCCACGGCTCGAGGTGTGGGTATGGTGTGTTATACAGCTTATTGTACAGGTCGGTCCACCAACCACCAGTAGGCGGCGCGCCTGTCTGGGGTGGGCTAGTCATAATCGACTGGTTGTAGTTCCACGTGAATGGGTCTGCTGGGTCGTAGAATTGCGACGACGAGTAAGGATCATCGATCTCTTGTTCGCGCAACCAATCAATGAACGCATCTTGTAGGTACGCGTTAAACGTATCGGCCTCTGTAATGGTGGCACTGATATCAGGGCACGAGATCTCGGATGTCGCTAGAGCTGGTACATCGAATGCGAGCTCCTCGAGTTCGGGAGCGTAATCGTACAGGCGTGTTTCCACATCGAGCAACAGCGCACTTAGCAGGTCATCGAGGTCGACGACTTCCCAAGCAGCTGTAATGATCTCATCGCCCACAGACGTAACAGGCTGCCAGATTTCTGAACTATCGAGCTGGCGTAGCGTCTGCGTACCTGTATCATACCAGAAAGCACCCGGCTGAACACCAATTGGCGGTGATACACTGATCGATGCTACAGCAAAACGATACAGCACACGACTGGTGCCAACCACCTGGTACCAATAGATGCCCGTGCGCTGCGTTACAACAAGACCGAGATCGCTAAATGTAGTTGGGACGGGATCTGCAGTTTGGATACCAAACGTTTCGCCTGTGAATGATCGCTCGTCCACAGTATTGATTGTCAGTTGAATCAAACTCTCTTTCGTGCGTTGTGCTAGCGTTGGCGTAGAGCGATGTCCGTCGTGATGAACTAGTTGATATACACCCGTATCCTCGTCCTGGATAATGTATGGTCGTCGCGCAAACGCCATACGAATGTATGGTAGTGTCGCTGGCCAGTTGCGAACTCCGGAGTCAGTTACAGGATCGTATGTGTTACTGTCACCGTACAGTAGTGCAAGATAATCATTGAGCTCATAACGACGTATGACATCCTCCGCAATAGAGTCTTCAAGACGATCGATAAAGGACGCCGATGTGTTTGTTAGATACGATACCAGATTATCGCGGTAGATCTCTTTCAGTGTGTTGAGGGAGTTGAGATATTGCTCGTGTGCAAAGTCAATAACACCTCGAGGTGTCACATTATCAACAAAGATTGCCGACAGCAACGTATCGTAGCTGAAGTTGTGTTCTTTGATTCTTCCACCCAGTCCAAAGTTGGGATTAAGCAGTAGGTAGAACACGTTACCTGGTACTGTTACACCCGGTACCGCAGATTGCGCATTGATGATCGATGAGAAATGAGCAACGAGTTCACGGAACGTAACTTCTTGTCTGTTCTCGTGCTCGCTGTTGAAGTATAGCTGGTCTGGGATTTCCCAGAATCCGTTTGGATCTCCAACAGGCACAGGATTCCGAGACGAATCTACATACTCTGGAATGTACTCTTCTTCGAAGTTCCCCTCGCGCCAGATCGTTTGTGGTTCGCCGTTTAGCAAGTACGCGAACATCTTGCCGTTATCTTCTTCCAACAGATACTGCTCGAAGACATAGTTTCCATTTGGACCAATCTCAAGTCGGAGACCGGTTAGGACATTTACGACCGCATCCGAAGACTCTTTGAAACCAAACAATTGGTTGGCTTGGAACGCATCTGTACCGTCAACATTCACAACATCAAACAACGGATACTGGTTGACATCTGTCTTAACCTGCTCGCTGCGACGATAGTTGATTAGTGATAGCAGCTCGGGCCCATCGATAGCAAATTGCGCCTCGTCTTCAATCGTTCGGATTTGCAGAGAACCTCTTCCAACATCGGATGCCGCAGGAGGACCTACCTCGATACGAATTGTTGAGTTGAGTGGTACGACATAGTCGAATTGGATGCCCGAAACAAATCCCGACCCGCCGTCGATCTCCACAAACTGCCCGTATTGACGGATATCGTCGACGTATACGCGAATATCGTTCTGCCCAACAAGAGCAACCTCGTCCATCAGTACCGTTTCGGTGCCAGCTGTATCGAGCGGCACAGTCACGCCAAGCGGGACACCCCCTGGCTGTGTGATTGTATACTCGACGGCGTAGCGAATTTCGTCACCACCAAAATCTGTGGCGTCCACCGTATCGCCTGCTCTGTACTGCGCCTGAACGCCACTGAACGTTACAACCACAGGTGGTGATGTAGGATCGATTGCAACATTTGGCGTTTCTGGTTTAGGAGTGACCGGTATAGTGTCTACCACATCCACCAGCACCCAGTGAATATTGTAGCCTCTCCACGTATCGCCTTGTGACGTAAACACTGGTGAAATCTCACCGGTTGTCGCAGGTGTGGTGGATGGATGGAAGGCAAACCCTTCCTGTATGGTCACTACTGTACCAGCTGGCGTGTAGGACGATGACACAACTGTGTATGTTGTGTCGTTTGCTGAATCGTCCGGATCGTTCTCAATTCTGAACTCGTAACCTGGCACGAACGTTGATGTTAGATCACCGTCAAGCGGCGACAACGTAACGTTGAATTCATCAACAATGAGATAGCTGAGAGGCTTGAGCTCAATCAGCTGTGGTTGGTCTGTTGTGTCGTTGAAATCAACAAACTGGTTGTCGCGGTACTTCCAAACGTAATCCTTGAAGTTCCATTTGTTCAGCTGAACTAGCGCACTGTACTCGATGATCGGTTGTGTCGCTTGACGAGCAGCGGCTGTGTTAACTACAGCATTTTTGTGTATCCACTTGTTTTGTTCAATCCACTGGTTTGTTTCGAAGTTACACGCTTCGGCTGAGTCCCAGTACAACTCACCGTACTGCGATAGGCTTTGGATGAACGACAGAAGATCGTCGAAGTTTGCTACGACAATCTCCCAACTACTACCATTGTACTGGCGAAGTGGCCCTTGAGCACCACCTGAGATATCGTACCACAAGTCGCCCACATTAGGTGCTAGCGGCGCTGTCGGCAGGGTGATAGCATCGAACGTCCCTGCTGGTTCGCCTATTAGCGTTCCAAGGAAACCGAAATCGTTACCGTCCCACGGACCTTGGCTCCAACCAATATCTCCATCACATGCACAAGCCTTTTCGAGGAAAAATACCGACAACAACTCGGTCAATGACACGACGCCGCCACCTGGATCAGCATTTGTAATGTCTTGTTGAACAATGATATCTGTGGTGTCGTCGGTGATGTTGTATGTCGACGACAGAGTGTTGAAGAACGTGTTGTTAATCGATGCGTTCGTCGATCCTCGAACGAAGAAACGGAAACCAGCAGCAAATAGCACTGTCAGATTACCGGGGATAGAAATCACATTGTCTACGGAGTTAATCGATTGGATGACGTACTCGTTATCATATACGTCAAGTGTCTCTTGATAAGCAACAACTAGTTGCTTGGCTTTGGCGCACCGATTCTCAATCGTAATGTACTGCTGTGGTGAAGACGGATCAGTTGGATCAACCCAGAAATAGTCTCGGAAGTTGATAAATTTGTCAAGGTCAATTGGCGGTATCCAGTTAAACGTCTTCGCACTACCCCAAATCTTCTGGCGGCACGGATCGACGCCAAGGCGCTCCAACTCGTTCAGAAGATCAACATAGGTCGATGTATAGTTCTCTCCACCGATGCGGGCGTTGAGAACAGGTTGAAGCTGAAATGCCTGACGATGTGGCGTCGGTTCTTGAATTTGTCGATTGCGCAGACTGTCGTTTACTTCACCAACGATGCCGTTAGCCCGCTCAATCTCTGGTTTAGAGAACATGCGGTTGAGAGCGTTGTTGAACACGCTCTCATTCGTAGACGATTGAAGTACTTCTGGTAGAAGTTCAAACAGATCCGAATATGGTCGGGTGAAATCGCTGTTTTTGTTGGCCACTAAGACATATCTCCGCTTTGATGATATTTATCAAGCGTGCGGAGGGTTGTTAGTAGGGACCCTTATGGATCGAGTCTTAGGTTTTCGTCTGTGTAGGATTGAACAATGATGATATCATCTACTGTTACATCAGGCTGCACAACTTCGTCTTCCCGCACTACAACTTGGAACAGATCACCAAACTGGTTGTCTGTGCGCGTAGGCACAATTACAACCGACGATACGTCTACAGGTAGCCGCTGGTGGATGGCCGCGGCAAGTTCCGTGAAGTAGAACGTCTCTCCAAAGTCCCACAGCTCGATATCGAAGAATTCATTGACGACATCAACAATCTCCGTCTTAATGCGGTTGTTCGTTAACGTGGAGTTGCGAGACTTGATGACTTTTAGCTGCCCCTGTAGCTCCGGCTCTGCCTTATCGCCAAACAACAAACGAATCAAACCTGGACGAAGGACAACCGTGTCGGAGATCATCTTCTTCGTCAGCAACTCGCCGTATGATGAGCGAAGTTCGAGTGGTGTTGGAGCAACCGGTTCAATCGTCGTCTCTTCAGCAACCCAGTCCGCGACGGCATCGACATATCCTTGTGTGAGGATAAACATATCGATGATGTTTGATGCTGCTGGATCAATAAGGTTGAAGCGGGGAGTGAAGTGGAACCACGCGAAGTTAAACGGTGTTGTGTTTGCCACACCACCGCCGGTTGTGGCGTCTAGCGCGGCATTTCGATCCGGTGCGATTAGCGTACCGACGTTGAAATCAGCCGATCCGTCTTCGTCGAAGTCGATATCGAAATCAGGCACGCCATCGCCGTTGCGGTCTTCCGGCACAACAACGAGCTTATTGATATCGGGTAGACCTGCGGGCGTATTGGCCTGCTGCAAAATCTTCAATCTAACATTGCCTGCTAGAATACCTGGTGGGTTTGGTGAAGCACCAGGAAACTCCGGATTAACATTCGCTTGCAGGATTACAATCTCATCTTGCGCTGTAATAATCGTATCAGCCGATACGATGCTATCGCCGTCGTTAGTGTTCCAGAACCGCGTGTCCTGACTTTCTGCTATGATGCGTCGAGTAGTTCGTGTTACATTCCACGTGTTGGGGGCAACGTACTCTACTTGGATTTGGTAGTTGGTAGGTCCACCGGTTGTGCTCCACAGCCCCGCTGGCGGCGAGACGGTCTCGTCGTAGTAGAAAGTTACAACACCACCGCCGCCAATAACAAGCGAATCGAGCTCCGCCAATATTGTAGCTCGCTCAGCTACCGTGAATTCTGTTCGTACTGATTCCAGAGGAATGGTATCAGCGATGAATAACGCAAAGTCGGCGGTTGACAGGATTGGCTCGATCAGGGTGTCGAGAATCTGATCTGTACTGCCCGTCGACGAGGATGTCTGTGTTGCCGTATCGTCATCATAATACAGCAGTAGGTCGTTACCAAAAATCTTGACGTTCTCGTATGACTCGCTCGGATCGTGCCATGGAATATACTTACTATCGCCTGCGAATGTGCGATTGATCGCACGAAGCTTTGCGATTGAAGGATCTTGTAGTGGGAACGTGTTATAGTCTTCGCCACTTACCATACGATCCTGCGCGAAGTACGTCGATGGTGCTGTGCGTCGAATGTGCTCAATCGACTCAGACGCAGCCGCGTTTTGTAAAGAGTTGATCAGCGAGAATGTAACAGTGATCGTCTGTACGTTACCAGCCACATCAAGATACGTGAAGGCCATAGGGCGGCTAACGACAGCATTTTGAGGAACGACTACAGGTTCGCTTAGAGATACGCGATGCCAGATGTCGAACGACCCTGATGGGATATTGGCAAACTCACCGTCGCCAAAGATTAGACGAACACCGTCGTTGTCGAGTGTTTCAATCTCATATTTGTTGCGTTCGTTTACTGTGTTGAACGCAATGTTCTGTGACGCAGTCGTGTCAACCTCTACCCACTTACCCTCAGCGTCAACCAACTCGCCCGTGTCAGGATTGACGTTGTTGAGATAGACATCTGTGTTATTGATGTTTGTATTCGCCACATCGAACGTCTGGTTTGGCGTCACACCATCGAACGCTGTGCGTTGGACGTTCATTGTACCCTGCTTCGTGTACATCAGGAAGCCGGTCGTGTTCGACCCATCTCCCAGACCATCGTTGGCGAATACCAACGAGAATGGTACATTGCGCTCCGGGTGTCGCTCAATCGGACCCAACTCTTCGTCGAGTGTAACCGGCACAAGTTCCATAGGTACAGATCTGCCAGAAACAGTAGCTGCGTATCCGAGTACACCAAGGGGAGTTGGTACGTTTTCTAGTTGGTACAGCTCGAAGATGATGTCTTCGACTTGAATGCGTTCTTCTGGTGATACGGAACCAAACGGCTGCTCAAGCAGGCGGTTCATGATCAAGAGAAACTGCGTCTTCCAGTTGGGGTTGTTTGGATCGTTCCAACGGATCTGACGGTTGGAGAGGTTGGTGCCATTCGTGTCGAAGACGTTCTCGGTTGTGCGAATCGAGTTGATCTTCACGAACCCACGAGCTGGGATGTTGCGTGAGGGTTTGTAAGAGATCAGCTTAGCAAGTCGTAGGACTGACTCCTTGCGCTGTGCCTGCGTAATGAAGTTCTCGTGAGCGTTGAGGTCAAGTCGATACGCCACAAGTTCCGCCATATAGGCGAACAATTCAAGCACAGCAATGAATTCTGATGACTCAATGTAGTCGTTAAAGTCTTCTGGAAAGTATGCTTTGATGTACTCAATCATACTCTCCTTGACAGTGACGAAGTCGAACGCAGAGAAGTTTACCTGCTGAAAGACTTCGTACGCAGTCTCGAAGGACTCAGCTCTTGAAACGATACGACTCATTATACACCACCCTCACCAAATTGAATGTTCAAGTTCATCTGATCCGTCAGGTCCAACTCTATGTAGCGAAGTAGACAGCGGGCTGTCACTGTGTGACCATCAGGATTGGGGTCTACCGATAGACTGATCAGCTCCACGCGTGGATCAAAATCAAACACTTCACGCAGTTCGCTTTGTAGTGCGTCAAGCGTATCTTCGTCTAGCGGCTCGAATGCGAGATCTGGAATGATAGTCCCGAAGCGTGGCATGCGCACGCGCTCGCCACGACGCGTGAAGATGTGGTTGAGAAGATCCAGCTTCACCAACTCAACATCTCGCACTTGGAACGTGCCGTTCATCTCATACTCAAATGATGAGTACCCTCTGTACAGATTCTCTCTTGCCATGCGGCTATTTATCAGAGGGTTCGGGAACCGTTAGCGGCGCCAATTCTCACCACGCTCAACAGTTTCTTCGAGGGTAGTTGTACCGTCCTCATTAGTAGATGTGAACTTCTTGCCAACAAGCGGATCCTCGTAGTTGAGGAAGATAACGCCATTATCATCACTGTCTGTCCGAGACCACGGCTCATGGAACGGCCTGCGGTTGGCTTTATATGCGACCTCTGCTTCCAGTGCTGCTTGTGTAGCGTCATCAGGAGGAGGGGCGTGGGAACCAGGACCTGAGCTGTCGATCTCGGTTGGTGCTGGCACCGGACTACCGTTTCCAGGATTGGGTGGTCCACTACCACCATGCGTATGCGCGTTAAACGCCTGACGGAAATCGTCCACTTCGCCAACAAATTCGTCAAGGAAGTCAATTAGGTCGTTGACTGTTGTGTCTTTACCACTCACATCGAAAGTAACATCTAAGCCCGGATCAAGACGTATGTCAGCCCCTGATTTGAGTAGCAGGTTGTCCTGTGAACCCAGCTCTAACGTCGTGCCAGCGTTCACACCAAACACGCCTCCCGCTTCGCCCAGCACATCGACAGCGGCGTTGAAACGAATACTTCCACCTGCAAGAATGTGTGTGTCGTTAGCGGACTCTGTGCGGATCTCATCACCTGCATCGATGTGTGTCGTCTCTGCTGACGTCACACGTATCTCTGCGTCAGAGTCAATGTGTGTAGTCTCGTCGGAATGAAGTCGGATTTCTTTTCCACTGTTGAGGTGAATACCTTTCTGCGCGTCAACGCGGAAGGAACCTTCGGTAGAGAAGTTCACATCTTTTGTAGCATGTGCACTCAGCTTACCATCAGTGTGAATGTCGATGTTCCCTGCTTGATCAATCTCGATCCAGTTCTTACCCTTCGCTGTACTGATGTAAATTCTCTCGTTTGTATCGTCGAGAATGATCTGGTGTCCAGCTGCTGTGCGGAAGCGAATACGAGAGTTTTCGGGACGATCATCCATCGAAAATGCATGGAAGCCTGGCGACACAATCGACGTGACCATGTTGTCAAGATTAGGCTTGGTTGTTAGTTCCTTGTCGCTATCCTGATCCGTACTCGTTTCGATGATGATGTCGTCGGGCGCAAGAAGGTTAGTTCTATATCCCTGCGTGAGATCGTCCGCTGCTCGAGAAATAGAAGTGCGCGATACGTTGTTCTCTTTAACAACAGATACCTGATAGTCAGCAGCCCGTGTTAGGAACTCAAAGTTGATGTCACCTGTAAGCGGCTCACGAAACGCTTCTTTTTGATTCTTGTGTAGCGGCTGAATGGAGTTTTCGAACGAATCAAACGGACCAGTTACGTTAGGTTGATCGTCTTCGTCTTCATCGATGATATCTTCATTCTGTGAGTACCGGCCATGTGGCATCGTATGCGCCATATGAGTGTTGTAGACGCAGCCTAGCCACACACGGTGATCAGGCTTGCCGTCGAGGCACATCACTAGTACCTGAGCGCCCAGTTTTGGTATCGCCCACATACCATAAGCAGTTGGTCCAGATACATCATCTTCATCTGCACCGCGAACACCAACCTGTACGTTCCCGCCAAATGGTGAAACATACTCGGCCCACGGAAGATTAGAAATGGCGACGTCGTCGCGATCACCGAGAGCTGGGCATTGAATACGAAGTCGACCCATCTGCATAGGGTCAGCAGTGTCTACCACCGTTCCTTTGGTAATACCTTGGATCAGCGGTTCCTGGTTTGTCAGGTGTTTTTGTGAAGAATTCTCAGCCATCTTACCTGTCTCTTCCCAATCTTGACGGTACACGAGCTACCACCTGCTCTTTCATTTCCTTTGCTGTTCGTGGCGATCCGGCCGCACGGAGACGCTGCGATGGTCCTCCTTGCGTGCTATCAGGTCGCTCCGACTCATTTTCCGCTTCAGCCTCTTCAGCTGTAGTATTTTGGTCTACTGTCTGTTCTTCTTCGGCGACCTCAGCGTTCCCACCCCTACTACCCTTGCTTAGCAAACTCTCTCGTGGAACAGCGTTTGCTTCAATGTCTTGCGTGAACTCTCCGTTCTCGAACTTATGAACGATCTTAAGCATTCTGTAGAAACCGGTATACCAGAAGTCGATCAACCTCTCTGGTGTTCCACCTCCCGCTACATACGCAGCGCTATCGCTCGACGGCGACTCGTTGCTGGCCGGCATCTTGATATTGATCTTGAATAGCGACGGGGTTCGGTCCCAGTTTGTCAGTACTCGCGTCTCAGAAGGTGGTTCGGTATTATCGCCCTCCGTCTTTTCATTTATCGGTGTATTAGACAGGGCTAGCAAGTACGGATTACCGCGTATAGAGAAGTTTGTCATCACTTGCTCAAAAGACGCTTGTCTCGACAGTGCAGCGTTGAACTCAAGTGTAGAGAGCGGGTTGCCGATGTTTCGCGACAAAGCGTCTTGTACGTCTGTAGACGGATAGACAACTGCGCGGCTTCGTCTTGCCAAATCTTCACTGGACGTGGCGGATAGACCGGATACGACAGCATCAGTATTCGCTGAACCGCCAGACAACTGCCCTTCAACTGTCGCTGGAGAGTTATTTGTTGTTCGTAGCGTTTGCAGGAACATCAGTCCCTGCTGCATGCTTATGTCAAACTTTGTGATGTCAACATTCTTTCCCGTGAAATAGTAGTCGTACTCAATGATACTATTTCGCAGATCGCCCAGATCAGGCGATGCACTTACTAACGGTTCATCTGTTTCAGAGATTCGCTTCTCGTCGTCTGTGGGCCCCTGGTTTAGCGCTCTTTCCAGTACTTTGTCGGTAACTTGCCACTCACGAACAATAGTGTAGGTCACAACCATTGCGTCCGAATCACCGGTGTCTGAGTCATCACCTGTAGATGCGACTGGCTTATCTTCCATCGTGACGGAGCTGTGTATCTTGTAAACGTAGCGTAGTCCGTGCTCGTCAGGTTTAGTCGCATCATCCTGTACCTTCTGACACCGCTTCATGATCTCTTGGATTGCCATCTCGATCGTGAAGTTGCGACCGAACTCAAACGCAGCAGGTTCTCCAGTATCATTCCGAAGTCGAATGTTGTGCGAGTCGACGAGATAGTCTTCTTGCTCGTACACCGGATCTAGGTTTACGACAAACTTGAGGTTACGGAACGTTTCTTCGATGTTCTCGACGCTAATCCCCTCTTCCTCGGCTCGTTCTTTGGCAGCTTGCTTGATATCTTTGTAAGTCTGGCTCGACTTCTTGTTCATCTCAGCAAACAAAACTTCGAGTACATCTTTTAGTCTCAACGAAGGTGGTACGAACTTGACGTTCTGTGCGGCGCGCGATATCTGTGGTAATCGAGCAGCACCGTTGTGTGAAGCTACGAAGTCGATATTATAGATGCCGCCTTCGGGCGAAAACGATCCCTTGACGTCTAGTAGCACTAGCGACAAAGGTTTGATATCAGCGATCACTCTAGGTCCATCAGCATCTTCTGCCATATGTCCGACGAAGAATGTCTTCAACAGGTATGTAATCCCTGTAGGGTCAGTCTTGAACTGGTCCGCGATCGTATTGAGGACGTTGAGGAAGAGGAAACCACGTGCTTCTCTTACCTGCATGTCTCCTTGGACTGCGATGGAGTTACCTTTATCCGTCTGGTTTATTGATCCAGCAACAAGCGATTCCCACTTAACAGATTCAATTGTGTATCTCGAATCCTTGAATCCATTGATAACAACAAAGTACTGATCTGTGATAGCACTATCTGTTTCAACATTGCTGTTGTTTTCATCAACAGGGATGGCCTCAAACGATTGCACATTTTCGTACCGTTCAAGGTCATTACCATACTCGGAGCTCAGCTTATCAACAACCTTCTGGTTGCTGCATGCTAGAAGGACGTGGTGGTAGCTGAATGTATGGTATCTGTCAAGGATATTTGGAGGTGATGACATTATTAGTCTCTAGCTGGTATGCCGCCTGTCGAGTTCGTGAGGATCGACAGAAGCACTCTATCGGTCGCAGGAAGTCGAATCTCAGCGCCCTCAACCAGTTCTACGTTCTCGTCTACTATATTGTTATATTGCATTACCAGCCACGCGAGATCCGAGTTACGAAAGAAATCGTACGCGATCAAATCGGGGCGGCGTGCTTGGCGGCTTGTTATCGTTACGAAGATATCATCGTCGCGTTGTTTGATTATACGGCGCTCCCACCACCCAAGTCTACGAGGATAGCGTGTAGTTGCACCACCTTGTGTGTAGCGCGATGTTGACTTATCTGTTGAACGCGGTCTCTTCTGTGTAGCCATTAGAATCCTTTGAGTCGACCTCTTCTGTAATCATCTAGGTTAAAGCGATTGAAATCACTCGGCGATTGTGTTTCGAATAGGTTAAGGTCGACAGACATGATTGTCGGAAACGGCTCTCCTGCTGGAATCTCAATAAAGTCGCCTTGAAGTGTCTCTTCCCTAAATGCAGCCGTTGGAATGTAATCAACGTCACTGGGGTAGGTGATCTGTAGGTTGTTTAGAACGACGGGAATGTTGTGTAGGTTGAACTGCGAGCCTCTTGACGTAGAGGTAGACGTGTTGGTTGATTCGCCTATGTCAGGCCTGTCTGGATTGGAAATTGTCGTCTTTGCTACTGTTCGAATAGGTTCGGCGGCGAAGGCGTAGAGCGACAGTACGTCAGGCGGTAGTCCGAGTCTACCGTTACTAGCGCTGCCAAAATAAGGTAGCGTCCAACTTCTCAGTCGTTGAAGTTTGATCATATTCTTCGACGCTTCAAGGGGAGTACGAGATATCAGGCGCGCGTTGTTAATGGCAAACACACGAGACGGTGTGTGCGAGTAAGCATAGATCGTACCCGGCGAATGAACAGGGTTCATTGACTTATACTCAACCGACCGCGTTTCAGATACGTCCGGCACTACGTCAAATACTACCAGATCTCTGGACAGCTGCGACCGAAGTTTTACTTTGAAGTTATTCTGTGCCATTACTTGCTCTTAGGTAGATGCTCTTGCATCTTCTTGATCAACTTCGCTGCTTCTTCGGCGCTTAACCCTGTGTACGCAGACACCTTTGCAGCGTCTCCTGCAGCTGCTGCGTCGCGTACTTTCGTAGCGCTGATGCCCTTCACATCATCAGCATCAGGATCGCGCGTCAACACCTCTGCTTCATATCGGTCTGCTACTTCATCACCGAAGATCCGACCAACCATCGACTTATACGACTTGGCTCTGTCTGAACCTGTGACGCCGCCAACAGGCACCATCTTCTCTTTACCCATTTGTTCTACTGCGTCGTATGGGTTCTTGGCGATTACAATGTGAACCTGAGGGAACATATCGTGTAAATACTTCTTACGTATGTCACCATCCAGAGGATTCTTCGCATCGCGCTTGCCTGAGTCAACAATGATCACAACAGGTGTTGCACTATGCTTCTTGCCCAACTTGACAAGTTTGTCAATCATCAAAGCATGCCCTTTATGCGGCGGATTAAACCGTCCGGGGCTTATTACCACCGGCTTCATGTCTTTGATGTCTTCTGGTGAGAAAGCGGCTTCCTCACTGATAAACTGTTTGAATCCCATCGGTAGGGCGTCTCCTCTTCGTTAGAAGATATTTATAGGCGTTGACTTTGGGGACCTGGACGGTATAATCACCCCCACTGTATGGAGTATCTATGGCAACAACAACGAAGAAACGAAAGACCAACTATCTAAACAACCGGGACCTTTTGGCGGAAACGATCAAAAGTAAAGAGCAAGGCCAGATGACTGACAAGTTGGCTCGCATGTTGCAGATGCTTTGTGCTCGGTATGGGAGTAGAGCGAATTTCGCTAACTACACCTACAATGAAGACATGCAAGCATATGCCATGTGTTCACTATGTAAAACGTGGAGTGCCTTCAACCCCGAGAAGAGCAGCAACGCGTTTGCGTTCTTTACCCAATGTGTCAAAAACTCATTCATCCAATACCTCAAACAAGAAAAGCGTCAACGTAATATTCGCGACGAGCTCCTTGTTGAGCATGGATTGAATCCATCCTATACTTACCAACTAGAGAACTCCTCAGATGGTGAGGACGAGGAGGGTGGACCAGTAACGAGTTACACCCCCGAAAGTTCCGTAGAAGAACAATAATAAAGGGACAAGTATGGCCGTGATGAAGAAAGGTGCGTTTTGCACCGACATCCATTTCGGCAAGAAATCCAACTCAAAGCTCCACAACGAAGACTGCATCAGATTCCTGAAGTGGTTTAAGAAGAACGTTGAGGAGATGGGGGATGTTGACTACATCGGATTTCTTGGCGATTGGCATGAGAACAGACGCGCGATTGACATCGACACACTGAACTACTCGTTTGAAGGTGCACGGATCCTTGACAGCATTGGTCTTCCTGTGTACTTTGTTGTCGGTAACCACGATCTGGGTAGACGTCACACACGAGACATCCACTCAATCATTCCGTACTCAGAACTGAAGAACTTCATCATCGTTGATGAACCTCTCGTTTCCGAAGACATCGGCGATGGTATGTTGTGGTCTCCATACCTCTTCCACTCCGAATACCCAGACCTTCAGAAGTACCTGAACATTCCTGTGTGGGCAGGGCACTTTGAGTTCCAAGGGTTTGTGATCACAGGTCAATCTGGCACACTGATGAACGCCGGTCCGTTACCGACCGATTACCAAGGTCCAAGACATATCTTCTCAGGACATTTTCATAAGCGCCAAGCTCACGAACAAGTGATCTACATAGGTAACTGCTTTCCGATGGATTTTGGTGATGCGGGTGATAATGCTCGTGGAATGATGACGTACGATCACGAGAAGGATGAGGTTACTTTCTTCGATTGGGAAGATTGCCCATCATACATTAAGACCACGATTTCCGCACTCGTTGAAGATGACTCTATCCTAAGACCCGACGCACGCGTCAAGTGTATTGTTGACATCCCGTTAACATACAATGAAACTCTCAAGCTGCGTTCTCACTATACTGATGCGTACGGATTGAGAGACTTCATCATGGAAGAGTCGCGAGAGCTTCACGACGCCATGACAGGAACTGACTCGGAAATCAAGTGGGACGAGACGACGAGACTGAAGGGTGTGAATGAGCTCGTTATCGAGATGCTCAACGAGATCGACAGCGACCAGATCGACAATAGCATGCTTGTTCAGATCTATCGTGGTCTTACAGCAGCCTAGCACCCACAAAGGACGACTTTTGGAAAAGATGAACAACAGGGTATGATCCGATTTACCACACTAACGCTAAAGAACTTCCTGTCGTACGGAGCAGAGCCAACAGTCATTCCGTTGGAGCGGCCGGGGACGACACTGATCGTAGGCGAAGACCTCGACAACTCAGCTGGGGGTACTGGAGCGAATGGCGTGGGGAAATTCCAAAGTGTGGATTCGCTCGTCAAAACGCCCGATGGTTGGGTCCGTATGGGGGATATCCAACTCGGCGAAAAACTACAAATGCCCGATGGGACAGTAGCTCCGGTAACAGGAATTTTCCCACAAGGAAAACAACCCCTCTATCGTGTTACATTTGCCGATGGAAGGAGTACGTTGGCGGGCGGGCCACATCTGTGGACAGTATTCTCACACAGATGGGGTAAGCAAGGAACTCGCGGTACGAAGACGGTAACTACTGAACAATTGGCTAGTTATCTCGACGAATGCGCGGAGAGAGTTTTCAAACCTTGGTACAATATTTTCGTACCAACCGTAACTCATCCAGAGACGAACGACAAAGACGTTCCAATCGACCCTTATTTGTTGGGTGTATTACTTGGTGATGGGTGTATCTCGCAGGGCGGTGGTATGATCACAAGCGCCGACGACGCCGTAATTGATACATGCAGAGAGATCCTCGCCCGTGACCACGGTCAACAGCTGGTTTTACAAGAATATGAATACAGCAATGGCTATGATTGGTGTGTGCGCGGAATTGGAAATAACGCACTTAAACAATGCTTGACAGGTTTGAACCTGTATGGAACTACATCCAGCACCAAATTTATACCCGTCGATTATCTCGAGGGGACATCTAAACAACAGAAACTGGATTTGTTGGCTGGTTTGTTGGATACAGACGGTACAGTTGGAAAAACCAAAAATGTGAGCTTTTGCTCTGTTAGCAAGCAGCTTGCTCAAGACGTTCAATACCTCATTCGTAGCTTAGGCGGAAAGGCTACAATTAGCGAGCGACAACCTTTTTATACTAACAAGAAGGGTGAAAGAGTAAGAGGACAAACTGCTTATAACGTTTCTATTAGATATTCTAACCCTCGAGAATTGTTTCGGTTAGAACGCAAACGACAACGGTTATCGGAGGGGTCAACACAATACGCTGAAGAGGGTCTTCGTGTTGTGAATATCGAGCTGGCTGAAGAGGGCGAAGCCCAGTGCATTATGGTTGATCACCCTGATCATCTTTACATCACAGACGACTTCATCGTTACACACAACACCGTAATTATCAACGGTCTTGCATATGGTGTGTACGACCGTCCCGTTTCGAACATCTCGAAAGACAACCTCGTCAACAACATCAACAAGAAGCATATGGAAGTTGTCGTTGAGTTCTACAAGGGCGACGACCACTACCTAATTCGTCGCGTTCGCAAGGCTAAGAGCTATGCTGCTGGGAACTTTGTTCAACTGTTTGAGAACGGTAAGGACATCACCCCCGATAGCGTCGCGAATACGAACAAGCATATCGAGTCAATCATCGGACTGCCGTTCGAACTGTTCTCACGGATCGTCGTATTCTCAGCCACGAACCTTCCGTTCCTCGACCTTCCGGTTCGCAGTCAGACTGGTCCGAACCAAACTGACATCATCGAAGAACTGTTTGATCTCAAGACGCTGTCGCACAAGGCCACAAACCTCAAAGAGCAGCTCAAAGAGCTGGAGCTACTAATCTCTGGTAAGCAAGAGCGTATTGCACTTCTTGAGGAAGAACTTGGGCGTCACGAGAAACAGCTTGAGTCTGCTCATCGTCGTGTTCGTGATTGGGAGAACGGTAGACAGAGAGATATCGCAGAGCTTGAACGAAAGCTCAAGCGTGTATCCGCCGTAGATGTTGAGGGTCAGCATCAACTCCACAACCAGCTCGTAGAGATCGATAATGAGCTTGAGAAGGCTGTGGCTGAACAGCGTGATGTAGAACGTGAACTCAAAAGGATCAACAAGAGCAAGAAAGATGCTGAGAAGGAGCTTGCACACCTTCTTGACGACAAATGCCCCTACTGCTTGCAGAAGTATGCAGGTGCGGCCGACAAGATCGCCGAGAATGAGCAGATCATCGTTGAGTCGGAAGAAGGGCTGGAGATATATGGTGAGAAAATCAGCAACATCGACGACCTCGTCGACGGTTGGTCCAAGAAGCGCGAAGAGATTAAGAGCCAGATTACGGTGAACGATCTACAGGAACTGATGGAAACGATGAGCAAGAGCTCCGACTATCAGCGTAGGATCGAAGAACTCAGAGCTGCCAGCAACCCCTTCGAGGAGCCTCTACAAGAACTAGAAGAGTTCGAACTCGAAGAAATAGATTACGACGAGATCAACGATCTAATGAAGAAGCGCGATCACATGAAGTTCCTTCTCAAATTGTTGACGAGGAAGGATAGCTTCGTGCGGCGGGTGCTTCTCAACAAGACACTACCATTCCTGAACCAACGTTTGCAAGACTACCTCACTGCACTAGGCTTGCCTCATCAGGTTCAGTTCACACACGAAATGACAGCGAGTATCACTGAGTTTGGTCGCTTGATGGACTTCGGTAACCTGTCTAACGGACAGCGTGCCCGAGTAAACCTAGCACTATCGTTCGCATTCAGAGATGTGCTACAGAGCATGCATCAAAGAATCAACATCTGTTTGTTGGATGAGGTTCTTGATGTTGGACTGGACTCCGTAGGCGTTACGGCCGCTGCTAGGATGATCAAGCACAAGGCACGTGACGAAGGATTGAGCCTATATATCATATCACATCGCGACGAGATTGATAGCGCGTTTGATAGGGTACTAACGGTTCAGAAAAGCGACGGATTTAGCAGGATTTATGAAAATGAATAAACAACGACGTATTATGCACCGCGACGTACATGAGAACGAGATCCTACCAGGACCCGAGATCCTTACAGGTAAGGCATACAAACAAACGGGTAAGATTGAACAATGTGATCCTTGGGGCTCTACAGGCATCAAGGTCGACTACTGGCTCGAACGTATCAAAGGCACCGAACAAAAAGCTGAATTCTTCAACTGGGCGACCGGCGACACCGACGAGTATGATGCCGCGGTGTTTGAAATCTACATCAAGGACGAGGACGATCAGTGGCAACAAGTTGCCGATGGTCCTCTGCCCCTTGATGAAGAGGCGTGGGAAGAACTAGGAAGAAGCATCATATGAGTGAAAGCCAACCAGTCCTCATCGACAAAGACCGCGATCTTCTCGACCATACCCTTGACAACATCGACGTTGAGGAGATTAAGTACTATGAGGATGACGACGAAGACGGCAGAATCAAGATTGTTGTTGTTGGCTCCTTCAACGACGAAGAACAAGCTGAGAAGTTTCTCGGTAACACAAACAAAGACGCCATCGACGCTTACGAGCGAGCAATGAAAGGAACAGTAGGATGATCACGAACTCATATCTATCAGATTACCAATTCGAACAGCTGAAAGAGTGCTTCGATAAGAACGACTGCTACAGCGGCGCAAGGATGCTGTCTGAGTTGCTTAACAACTGGGCTGCCACGATGGCGATGGATATCGAAACGGGCAATGTTGCTCCTGCTGATATGAACACGTCGCAAGCTGAACATCTGATTGAACTTGACGAGCGACTTGAGCAAATGTCCCAGCAGATCACTATGATTTGCGAACAAGTTGGTAGGTTACAAGCGATGCACGTTGATGGCGCCGAGCACGTCCCGACGATTGTCACGACATCCGCACAGTTAGAAGCACTGGCGGCCAAGGAAGAGTCTAAGAGCTCCGATCGTGTCGTCGTCGAGACGTCATTTGAAAGAGCGCGGAGAGCACTAGGATGATGGCGTTCATAGACAACACCACCGATTGGGGGTCTGAAGGCCCTCCAAAAGGTGAGCTCCGTGACGAGACAGAATTCCAACCCTATACGATTGCTGAGGTTGTATTTCTTACCGTGTCGTTAGTCAACGATTCACACGAGCGCTACCTGCGCGCGATGGAGGTTCTAAATGATGGGAAATGATCCAGAAGCATTCACTGTGCTAAAAGACGTCGACCCTGATACCCAACGGTACATTACCGTCGAAGAGTTAGTCGAGCACGTTACTGCAATCGTAGGTGAGGACTGTATGAATGCCGCGCGCGAACGTGTCAAAAAAGAAATCAACCACATGCGCTATAGTGATGCTATGGAGGTAGTCAATGCGAAGCCTTGAAGAGCTCGGTCAACTCGAAAGTATGGACCAAATGACTGACGAAGAGCGTGCTTGGGTTGAAGAAGAAACCAGAGATTGGTTCGCCAACATCAGAAAACTGGTTAGTACTGACGCTGGACAGCGTCAGATCCAAATCTCCCCACGAGCGTTCGTTGAGCACATGAGAAAAAAAAGATGAACAACGAAATTGAGAAACTCCCAAACGGCGACTTTGAAGTTGTGGAAGATCGTGTTGGAGCATCACTTGAAGAGACAATGACAGCCGACATTCAATACTTTGAGCGAAAGCTCGCTCGAGCTCGACCCGAAGACAAAGACCGCATCCAAAGCCAACTCGATCTTGCCAGAGAATCTCTAGCTGCTTTCTTGGCAGCTCGTCAGGGCATGCTACCTCAGATGGAAGTTACCCATATCGAAGCGCCCGCCGAGAATCTCTGGGCGGGATGGACGGTAGAAGAAACTGTAGATGATGAGACCATTTTCGGAGACGACGATGCCGACAGCGATGAATTGGTTGACGATATTGTGCAGGACCTAACTGCTAGGCTACTTGATTGGCCACTGTCAGAACTGGTCGAGCTAGCTGAAAACGGCCCGACAGACGTAGCTAAAGCTATCGGTAGAGAGGTACTCAAACTACGATACGAGGAAGCAAGGCGATGATTGGATCAACAGACATCGCCAAACGGTTCGCCGACGACGTATACCATTCTCTAGAAGATATGATCGACCGGTGTGGTGTCGCGAAGCCATTCACCGTGAGATTCACAGTACCAGACGGCGCTTCCGGTGAAGAAGTTTTCGATAGTGTTAACCGCCTGGCGGAGCACGAAGAGTTTGTGATCGCACGTGTAGACTTCATGCACGAAGATTGCACCGATAACACTCTGGCAGTCGACATCACCATTCGACCTAGAATCAAAGCTGAGGCCACTATTGATATTGGCGATGGTTGGACACTCCACATTCACGAAGAAGAAGACCTGGAAGAAATCTTCACTGAGTTTGACCTGGCTGTGGCGAAAGACCTTGAAAAGAAGCGCAAAGAACAGCTCAACGAGAAGTACGAGCGTGCAATGGGAACTGTAGAAGGGAAGGAGTAATGTACCTACTCCCAGGTTGCAGCGACCCCTATAAAAAGAAAAACGAAAAGGGCGGAGATTGGGGTGAATTTGAACAACACCTCATCGCTGAAGAACTAGCAAATGCCAAGCAGAAGCAAGACGAAAGGAAACAAGTTCGAGAACGACATAGTCAAGTGCTTTAACGAACTGCACGAGACTGAAGAGTTCCGACGCACACCAAACTCCGGTGCGATGATGGGTCGCTCGAACGCAGCGAAGTTCGCTGGACTGTCTGAAAATGTCCAGCGCACGCTGAGTTCCGATATCATTACACCAGAGTGGTATCCTTTCGCCATCGAGTGCAAGCATTACGGCGACAAGCCGAACTACGCTGCGATCATCAAAGAAAACGATACAACTCTTGATCGTTGGCTTGGTGAAGCTATCTTCGATGCAATCAATCAGAATTTGCATCCAATGCTATGCTTCAAAACAGACCGCAAAGGTACACATGTCGTAATTCCGCGGTACTGGATGGAGCCGTATCTAGCGTGGCCAGCAAGACTGTACAACGGCAATGAGTGCTTGGTTCCGTCACATTACGTGATCTACGATCACATCTTTGTTATCATGGGGCTGGATGCGTGGTGTGCGTTTGGTCCGGTGTCAATTAGCACGTACATGGAAGATCCGCAAGATGTAGGTGAAATGACCGATGCGGCTCGCACCAGATTCTTTGAAAGCAGCGAAGCTAAGAAGTATCTACAACAATTAGACTCCTGAAGTGGACCGACTCCCTGGCTATTCAATTAGCAGGGTTGCGAAGCTGGGTAGCGCCAGATAGGGCAGTGATGTCCTGGATCCACGAGCCTTGAAGCTGCTCAAACTGGTGACGCGCGAACGTCTGCACTACGAGGCGATGCCTGTAGTTCCGTAGTAGTAGTGTATTGAAGGCTACCGTCCCCATCAGTCTCGAACTATGTCTGTAAAATGGGTATAAATGCACTACCTCAGTGTTAAAGTTTCCCGGCCGCGATGGCCAAAAACTGGGGGGAATTAGAACTATGTCTATTAGAAAATAATCGGAGAAATGGAGACCAATTGGCGAACAAGTGAGCCGAAGGCGAACTGGTCGCCAATTGACGAAGTCACTGTTGATCTGTCCCCCGATTGGGCGTACTATTGGGCCTATGTCCGATATCCTCAATTTCTGGCCAATCCCTGAATTCCAACCTAGACCCAATCAGGTTGCCGCTTTGGAATGGTTGGCCGAACAAGATGCGAAGTACTGCTTCCTGCAGGCACCGGTTGGTGCAGGTAAGTCCCTCATTGGTGCCACTTTTGCTGGTTACCGAAAAGCCATGCAGGGCAACACCCACGGTTCGTACATCCTGACTCCACAGAGGATACTACAGGAGCAATACGAGAAGACATTCCCACGGCATATTGCTGCTAGCCTCTATGGCAAGGGGAACTATCAATGTGCCAAATGTGATTCGACATGCGATGTTGGTTCCGTTCTGGATAAGAAGTGCGGTAGTTGCCCTTACGACATTGCTAAGACGGCTGCTAAGGCAGCTGAAAATGTTATCCTGAACTACAAGATTGCATTCCTGATGTTCCGGTACACCAACGTATGGGCTACACGCCCATTGATGGTACTAGATGAATGTCACGTTGCAGAAGACCATCTAACAGAACTTGACGCTGCCACAATCCACGAAAAGCGTGCAGAGAAGTATGGAGTCAAATGGCGTACATTTGACGACATGTTCCTAGCCCGTAATTGGATCCGTGATGAGTACCTGCCAAAAGCACAAGACCATTACGACGATCTCTATGAAAGTCTCAAGCACATTGTAGAAGCTGGAGATTCACCGTCTTCCTCCGATGTACGCAAGTTGAAGGAAATGAGCGGCCTTGGCGAGCATCTCGATAGTGTTGGTGAAGTTGTTTATCTACCAGACGACCAACTTCAGGATGTATTCGTTCTCGTCAAAGATAAAGTGACGATGAAGTTTAAGCGTCTCAGTGGTGGTCCAATCTTCCATGAGATAGTCAAGCCACAAGCCGATAAGTTCTTGTTCATGTCGTCGACAATCCTGAACTACAAAGGATTCTGCAACGACTTGAGCATCGATCCAGAAGATGCAGTCTACCTTGACCTGAACTCTGAGTTTGATCCAGAAAACCGTCCTGTATACTTCATGCCACAGATGAAGATGAACGCATCGTGGAAAGCAGATGAGAACGCTGGCAAACGTGAGCGAATGCTCCGGCGCATCATCGATATCTGCAAGATGTATGACGAAGACGGTGTTACCCAAAGTGGTATTATCCACAGCGGTAACTTCCAGGTTGCGCAGTGGTTGGTGGAGAACCTCGAAGGAAAGATTCCCCAAGAGATTTGGCACCATAACCCTGACAGTGGGCGCGATCGAAATGACATTATCAACGGCTTCCAGCGGGATCAACTTCCAGGTATCTTGATCTCACCTTCTATCACAGAAGGACTCGATTTGAAAGACGACCTCTCCCGCTTTGCAATCTTCGTGAAGATCCCTTTTGGATTCCTTGGAGACCAGTGGATCAAGCGTCGTATGGAGATGTCGCAGGAGTGGTATCAGCGCAGAGCGCTGATCGATGTCATTCAGGGTGCTGGACGTGTTGTGCGTTCAAAGGAAGATTGGGGACACACGTTCATCCTCGACGCATCGTGGGCATATCTGTACAAGTCGACTTCTAGGCACATCCCCGATTGGTGGAAGGACGGCTACCTAGTAGCAGATTAGACGCGCTGCTTACCTGAGGCCCTATCCATAGCCTTGCGCTCGTTCTCGTAGTGGCGTTCAATGTATCGAGCAACGATCAATCGTTCTGTATGAGTTAGGTCAAACGCTTCTGTGTAAGTAAGACCGCCCTTCATGTGGAAGGCCAGATCAACAGCCTGATCGATAAGTCGAGCCGACTCCGACTGCATTTGCGCCACAGTTTCCCTGAAGTGCTGTGGGTTACCTGACTTCAGGATTACGTAAAAAAAGTGATAGGATTAGACGGGACGTCGATCTCCCAATCTTCACCACAATCTTTGCACTTAATTGTCTGCTTTGGCTGAATACCCCAGTCACTGACCTCGATAATTTCGTCAGCAATCTGGCCGATCCACCCAGCAGGAACTTCGTTCAACCACTCGAGAATCTGATCGCGATTCTCGATACCATCGACGTCTTTGATCATTCCAGACAGGTTGGTGAATACTATCTTAGCGGCGTCTTCATTTGACATGCTGTCGAAATTGTCGGTGGACTGATACATTGCAATCACGTCTTTGAACATAGGCGGGCGCATTTCAACAACCTGACCATTCGGCATGGTAACAGAGTACTTCTTGGTGGGGTCGACTTCTTTGGTTGACCGTAGCAATTCGCGAGGCTGCAGAGTATACGTGTGCATCTGTGCATCCTCGCAGGTGTGTGCAATTTGAATGTCGAGGTCTTCTCCGTATGATACCAGACGGAGACACATCAGCAAATAATCAACATCCTTGGACAGGAGATCCATAGGCTTTTGAATTTGAGGAATTCTTCGCAGGAAAACTTCCTCAATAGCCTTACCTGATAGCAGCTTGTCGGGCGACTTCAACACGAGCTCATCAATCGTGGTCATGGGAGCAACATGAACTTCTCCATCAACAACATCGTCGCTAATCTCACCATTGGTGTAGTACTTTCCACGCGATGGTAGTCGGAACGTTTCACCTGGAATACGCACTTTTGCCAGTAGTGGATTTTGGTCTGTCATTATGATCTCCTATAAGGTCGAACTATTTACAAACACCCTCAAATGCCCTTGCCCCCTGGAACCCGTAGCGATAAGTAAATAGGTAAGTTGTAGAGGAACCGCAGTGGCAGAGAACGTCGATTACACAGTATTGGGCAGACGACTAGCTGAAGGTATGCGACAGGCTGGCTTATTCAGAGATATAGCCGAGGCCACTCGTGGACGCACCCAGGGCGATCGGGAAGGTGACAACATCACTGTTGATGTTGGTGATGCTGTCGAAACCGCCTTCAGACCTAGCAATCGCGCTATCAAGAACTGGAACAAGGCTGTCCAGGGACAAACTGTGTTTATGCGCGCCGAATCTCGTGAGGCTGTAAAAAGATTTAGGGCAGCTCAAACGCGCCATCAAGAGGCCCTAAAAAATCAACAGCTAGCAATAGAAGCCGAAAAGAAGGGTGCAAAGATAGCAAACTACCGTCGCAGAGTTGAGGAAGCTCTCGTCGAAAGCACAGAAGAAATGCGTGAGGCGCAGCAAGCCTATATCAATGCGCAGAACCCAGCCACCAACAAGATGGCTATGCTCGCAGGTAGGGCAGGAACCGCAGCGTTGGCACTAGGTAGTATCGCTGCGGTGGGGGCCAAGTATCTTGCGGGCCAAACAGTGCAGCAACTAGCTGCCGGTTCCCAGCTAGCTGTTGGCGAAATGGAAATGCTCACCGCAGCGGTTGGCGTAACCACCGAAGAGTTTCTTGAGCTTGAGGGGGCAAATCGACAAGCTCTAAACGCTATGGGCGGAACCTCTGTGGCGATGCAAGGTTTTAGGAATCAGATTGCAGCGGGAATATTTGAGGCTGATGGACTAGCGCGCACGTTTGGTAGTGTACGCAAGGGATTTATTGGTGTGGTTCAAGCAACAGGCGACATGGCCAAGAGCGGCATGCGCTCCACAGCAGCCACTCAGGGATACATTCAGCAGATGGATGAGTTCCGAACAATTTTCGGAACGACGCCTGAGCAGTTTAGACAACTCAACAACACTTTGATGGAGAATGTTGAGGTTCGCCAATCGCTGAGAGGACTGGACCAAAATGAGCGTCGTGTTCGGATGGAAGGCATCCGAATGCAGATTGAGTTAAACGGCGCTCTTGGTATGACGTCAGAGCAGGCTGTTGCAGCTGCAACTAGATTACAAGAGATAGCAGGTGGAACAGCCAAAAATAGACTACAGCAAGCAGCAAGATTCCAAGCAATGGCTGCTGCGTACGGTATTGAAGGTGGCGCAGAGGCTGCAGCAGCAATTCGCGCAGGACGTAGGGCCACACCTGAACAACAACGTATCATTCAACAGGTTGCCAATCAACTATCTGATATAGGTGCACGCACGGAAACTGGTGGAACCATTGGCCAGGAAATGATGTTTCAGCAAATGTCAGACTCCTTGGGTCTGACGGAGCTGGTCGGCAAAAATTCTGTTTTCAACAGCACTCTCGGTGAAACAAATAGGGCACTAGAGGGTACTGATGACGCTGTTAAACAACTCAACGCACTGCTGGGTCCTGGCAGCGAGTTCACCACACTAAACAACAACACCGACAAGCTGAGCGAAACCATGGGCGGTTTGGCTATCGCCGTCGAGCGCCTATCCGATGCTATTGATAGTAAACTCGGCCAGTTGCTCAAGCAGGTGGGGAGCACAGCACTAGGCGCTTTCACAGGCGGTGCTGCTGCAGCTAAATTTGGACCTAGTGTTCTCCGAGCGCTAGGCCTTGGCAGGTTTGCCGGACCAGGTCTTGCGGCGGCCGCTCCTGCAATGATTGGGCCGGGTGTGGCAGCCACAGGCGCAGCGGCTGCAGGTACGGCAGCCCAGGGTGCTGCCGGGGCAGCAGGAGCGGGGGCACAGGCCGCTGCAGCTGGCTCTCGAGCTGGCGGCGCTATGCGTTTGCTTGGAGGTGCAGGAAGACTCGGTGGAGCAGTGCTGTCAAAAGCGTTCTTGCCTTTGACTCTTGCTATGGGTGCATACGGTGTAATCAAGGATTTCGATAAACTTGAAGGACCAATGGACTACATCAAGGCTATTGGGTCAGGCATGTCAGGTGGTTTGTATACTCCAGAGTACAGCACCGATGCTCCAACACCTGAACAAATGGCAGCTGGAGATATCACGGAGGAGCAACAGATGTTCTTCCCTGTGATAGCAGAACAGGCACTTAACCAAACCACACTAGCTGAAGCCGCACTCGAAGTCTCCCGAGAACAGAAAGCGTTGCTTGAACAACTCGTTGCTCTGCAAGGTAGCCTACTCGATCACGTTACTGCTCCTAAAGCAACCCCTGGACCGGGCGTCGAGCGACGAGCACTACCAGGGTCAGAGATGTTCTAAGACGTGGTAAGCGTTTTCAGGTCTGCCGATAAATAGACCTTAGACACAATCGGACCACTATAAATGGCAGACACACCAAAATTCACAGGGTTTTACAAGATTGTACAACCCGCTCCAGAAACAACACGAGTAACCGATAACCAGTCTCTAACTGACGCTGGCATCTATGGTAACTACTCGTGGTACCAGCGTCTCGTTCAAGGTTCCGGTTCTCGCATCACCCGTTACCGTGAGTATGACCTCATGGATAACGACGTTGACATTTCGCGTGCGCTTGATACGATCGCCGAGGAAATTAGCGGTAACGACGAGGCGAGCGATGAGCCGTTAGTGATCTCTGTTGTTGCTGAAGACGATTCCGTGATCTCCGACACGCAGGTGCAGACACTTCGCGCAGCGCTGCGTTATTGGGTTAACATGAACGATCTTCGTACGAAGATTTTCAAGATCGTTCGCAACACTATCAAGTACGGTGATGTCTTTTTCCGCAAGC